GTGGGCATAGCTGATGGTGAGGTCGCGCGCCACCTTGCGGGTGATGGTCTTGCCTTCCAGGAAGTGCTGGCACACCTCGACCGGCGGCAGCAGGCGCAGCTCGTCGGCGCGGATCTTCATCCACAGGTCGTAGCGGGCGACGGGGGCCATGCCGTTGCGGCGCAGGCGCGTGTCCTGGTGCGGGATGGCGTTGGCGTTGTAGGCCTCGGCCCAGGCGCTGGCGGCGGCGTTGAGTTCATCCACGCTGTGCACCGGGTCGAAACGCAGGCGGCTTTCGAACTGCGTTTCCACCAGGTTGTTGCCGCCTTCCACACCGCCCTTGGCGCGGGCGTTGCCGGCGGCGTGGGTGATGCTTTGCACCTCGAGCGCGCGCAGCACGTTTTGCACCGCGGCGGCGGTGTTGGCGCTGCCCTTGTCCCACATCAGCACGCGGGGTACGCCATGGAAGCGCCGGCCGGGCTGCTGGCCCCAGGCGTGCATCAGGAACTTGAACAGGTTCAGGGGCGATTCGCCCGCTGCTTCCACGTACCAGGGCAGCACCAGGCCGGAGGCATGGTCATACATGACGTAGCGCCAGCACTTGAACTGCACCTTGGCCAGGCGGTCGAGCTTGTTCTTGTAGAACTCGTCGTCGCGGATGATCTTCTGCTCGCCGCGCAGGTAATAGACCAGGCACAGAGACGGGTCGACCTGATGCACGTGGTTGGGGTGCAGGCTGCGCAGTTGGGTGGGGGCGTGGCTTTTGGCCTGCTGGCGGACGGCCAGACGGCGGGCGCGCATCAGGCGGTTAAGCTGGCGAACGGAAAGCGTGATGTCCTCGCCGTTGGTGGCGGCGATGCTTGCCGCGACAGGGGTGAACATGGTCTGCTTGCCGTTGGCGCGCACGCTGCCGCGCTGCATGGCCGCGATCGTCTTTAGGCTCTTCATCTCGATACGCGTGCGGCCCTTGTCGAACCGCGCCTTGCGGCCACTGGTCCAGCCGGCCTGGCGGCTGAGTTCGGCATAGACCTTGCCAATGCTCCAGCCGAACATGTCGCGTGCATGCTCGATCAATTCGCCGCGCTCGCCGTGGCCCGCAGCGTCCAGCCGGTGCGCGAGCTCGATCAGGAACTTGCGGGTGGTGTCTTCGGCGATCGCCATGATGTTGTCCTCAGGCGGCTTCGGCGACGGCGTCGTCGTCATCATCCTGACCGGGGCCGGCATCGGCGCGGAACAGGTCGAGGTTGCGGGTGTCGAGCTCGGTCGCCCAGCCAGCGAGCGTGGCTTCGTACTGGTCGCGCAGCTCGGCAAGCTGCTGACACATGCGATTGAGGCGGTCGCCGTAGAGCACCGCGCAGCTCCGCAGCGCGAGGTTGGCGCCTTCGGGGTCGGACTCTTCGCCGAAGTCGGCTTGCAGGATCTCGCCGTGGGCGACGTACAGCCGGCCGATGAGTTCGTCGCCGGCATCGAAGTGACGGGAGACTTCGGTCTTGAACGGGGCGACGCGCTCGTGCCAGCCCTGGGTTACGGGTTTGCTGGTGATGAACTGGTCGAGCGTGGCGTTCTTGTCCTGCAGCAGGCGCTGCATGGCCTCTTTCTCTTGCTTGGCCTCGCGCAGCTTGGCCCGCAGTTCCTTAACGCTCATGGTGGCCACGTCGTCGAGCTTGAGCTCGCCGGTTTGGCCTTCGAGGGCAAGCTCGTCTATCTGCTCGTCATCAAGTACTAGCATTTCGAAAAGTTTGGTTTGGTTCCCGGCGGCCTTCAAAAGCGGCGTTGACGACGCATTTGAAAACTTGATTGCGCTCTGCATGAAGCGCTGGGCAACGCGGGTTTCGATGCCGAGTACATCAAGTCGAGCCATGAACTGGCCGTGCGGACATGCCTCCTTGAGCACCGCCAGCCCCCGCCCGACCTCGAGGCAGGCTTCGACGCTGCGGCGCATGTTGGCGGCGATGTCGCGCTGGATCAGATCAGGGTCAATGGCGTCGCCGGGGATCTGGTAGCCGACGCGAAGCGCCACTGCGCGGATGCGGGCGTTCTGTTGTTGTTCGGCGATGGCGACGGCGTTCAGTGCGCTCGACTCCTCTGCGATTGTTTGGGTGTCGATCTCGGGCGTTTCGTGGATGACGGGCATGTGAGCAGTGCGGGCCATGATCGGGTCCTGTTTCAGATGGTTCGGGTGTAGCGCTGGGTGATCTCGTCGAGCCGGGTCTTGGCACGGTTCAGGTCATGCGAGAAGGAGATGGCGATCTGAACCATCTTCGGACCCAGCCGCCAGCGGCCGGTCTCCTCGATCTTCTCGACGAAGCCTTCCTGCTTGAGGTTGGCCAGCAGGCGGGTGATGTTGCTCGGCGACGCATCGACCGCCTTGGCAAGTTCGCCGGGGGCGAGGCCATTCACGGTGTGGCCGGCGAGGATCACGATGGCGCGGCAGGCGCGGCGCAGTTGGTCGCTGGTGCCGTATTTCTCGGGCGTCATCTCAGTTCAGCTCCAGTTCGGGTTGATCATTCTTGCGGACGTTTTCGCGGTGCCAGGCGAGCACTTCCAGGCCGCCGGTGATGGCGGCGATGCAGGCGTCGCGGTCCAGGCGGCCGGCGTGGAAGTCGAGCAGCGCGCCCACGGCGCTGTTGAGCGTGGTCTGCAGTCCCTGCACATCGGTGGCGTCGGTGGCGTGGCCGTGGGGGATGTCGATGACGACCTTGTGCCCGGCGGCGGCGAGGTAGCGCACCACGCAGTCGCTGCCGGTGAGGTGTGCCCAGGCGGCGAGGCGGTTGATGGGCATGGCGTCGGTCTCGAGCCACTTGTAAAGGGTGGCGGGCGTGGTGCCCATGAGCTCGGCGAGGCGTTCGATGTTGAGGCGGTGCCGCGCCAGGGCGTGGGCCTTGTCCTGTTCGAAGGCCCCGCGAAGGCTGGTGGGCATGGGTTTAGAAGCGTGGCGGCTCATTGGGTATGACCTTGGTAATAGGCGGATGGGTTGGGCGAAAAGAAAAGGCGTTTGGAATAGACGAAAAGCGATTGAGCGCAGCTAAAATCAGGCCGTAACTTGAGCAGCGAGCGATTCGCGGCGCATGACGGCACGCAGGGCTTGGGCGGGGGTGAGGCGGTAGTGCTCGGCGAGCTGGTCGAGGTTGTGGTCGCCGGCGTCGAGCCAGACGACGAAGTCGAGCAGGTCGAGGGCGAACTCGCGCGGGTCGATGCCCTGGTCGTTGAGCTGGCGGACGAGGATTTCGGGGGTCATGGCGGCGGGCCTCAGGCGGCGAGTTGCTCGAACTGCTTGATGCCAGCGCGAACCAGAATTTCGTGGGCGCGGCCGAAGTTGCCCTTCTCAACGCCGTTGAGCGCCCGATAAACGGCCTCGGGCGGAAAGCTGTTTTCTTCCGCCCACTGGCGGATGGTTTTGCCCTGACGGCGAAGCAGGGCCTTGAATTGCGCGGTGGTCATGGCGCCCTCCTAGTGGCGTTTTGGGGAACAGAAGCCGGTAGTCTTGGCGGCTAATTGGCGGCTGTTTGTGTGGTGTGAATCCTAGTCAACAAATATTGACCAGTCAACATGCAGTCAACAGATTTGTTTGCAGACCAGCTTGGTCGGCTGAAGAGCTCACTCGGTGTCGAAGAGGACCAAGCCGCCGCAGAGGCGCTTGGGATGTCGAAGGCCGCACTGTCGGCGAGGAAATCCCGCGCCTCCTTCCCGGAGAAGGAATTGAGGGCACTCGCTCAACGTCGCCCGGAACTCGGTATTGACGTGCCCTACGTGCTGACGGGCCGGCGGGCGCCGGTGGGCAACGGGTACGCGACGGCTGAGCCTGGCCCAGCCGGGAATCTGTCGCTTGCCGAGCTGGGGCTGGTCAAGGGCTGGCGCCAGCTCGACGCGAAGGGGCGAGAGGCGGTGATGGGGATGATCGAAGCGCTGACGCAGGGGGCGCCGTCGCAGGTGTTTAACGGCCCGGTGGAGAACCTCGCCGGGCGGGATGTGAAGCACGTCACCACGCGGAAGGTGAAGCAAGGAAAGGGCGGGAGGATTGGTTGATTCAGAAGTTCAACGGACCGGTGCAGCACGTGGCCGGACGGGATGTAGTGGTGGTGCAGCAGGTGGTGCCGTCCTGCTTGACCCCGGAGGAATTCGAGCTGGTGCTGGCTTACCGGGCGGAGCGTGCGCGGCGGCAGCGGGAAAACGACGAGGAGGACTCGAAGTGATGTCTGCGAATTGCCCCAGTTGTGGCGGCGCGCTGAAGAAGCTGCCGCAGCGCAAGACGAAGTGCCCGCACTGCGGGGAGTACATGTTGATCCGCGCGACGCCGAACGATCCGACGCGGCGCCTGGTGAGCGCAGCTGCTGCCGAGGCGATCGACCGTGCATGGAGCGAGCGTTATGCACAGAGCCGGGTAGATGAGGCGGCTGCGCTTTTCGGCCTTCCAGCCGGGTTGGCCCTAAGTGCACTGCGTGCCGAGCTGGCGCAGCGGATGATGGACGCTGGCGACCGCAGGCAGGCCATGCTAGCTGCCGCCCAGCTTTCGACGTTCGAGGACAGCGACGCGCGACGCGATGCAGCGATGCGCTGGTACTACGCACAGCAGTTGTGCGACCTGCGCGATCGGGGCACTTCAAAGGTTGAGCTGATCGCAGGAATCGGAGCGTGCCCGGCGTGCGCTGCGATCGGGGGGCGCGAGCTGACGGTGGCCGATGCGCTAGAACAGGTCGTGCCGAGCCCGGATTGCGAGATGGTGCGGACGGGGCGGCCGAGCTGCGCGTGGTGGTCAGCGTCGCTGCGAGGCAACCCGTACGGGATTCGCCGCACGATTGGAGGCTGAGATGCTGAAGGACGTCGTTCTCGCAGTAGCGCTTGGTGCAGCAGCTGCGCCGTCTTCTGCGCAGATCTACAAGTGTCAAGAAAACGGGCGGGTTGTCTATTCACAGCAGCCTTGCAGCGAATCACCGCAGGTTCTTGACATTCGGCGGTCCTCTCCGCGCCCCGGATCTTTTCAGGCAGGGATGGAGCGGCGCGAGGACTACGTGAAGAAATTCTCTGATATGCCGGACCACATACGCACGGCAATTGTCTATGGCGTTGCGATACCTGGGATGACGGAGGACCAGGTGTTAGTTGCGAAGGGTGAGCCTGCCCGAAGAAACTTGACCCAAACGTTGCGCATGAGCCGCTGGCAATGGGTTTATCGCGGCGCCGGGGGTCGGGAAACTTACGTCTACATCGAGGACGGGATTGTCGTCGCGACGAACTGAAGCGCACGCGATTCAGCGAGTGCAGGTAAAGAGGGAGGCTGCGTCCATGACGAAGAGCGACAAGAAGATTCACCCCGATGACGACAATAAAACGGAAAAACTCCGCCGCATCGAGCGAATTCAGGAGAGCATCAAGGACCGGCGCGAATCCTATAATGATGTGGTCAATACCCGGCCCGCCCCTATGAACCCGCACAAGGATGCCGAGCCGCCAAAGGAACGTAAGCCATGAAGCTGAGTGACATGGACCATGCGCAATTCGCCCTGCTGTTCGCGGTGCGTCGGTCCATGCGCTACCACGACCGGCGGCGGGCCTTCTTCGAACGCCTGCATCGTGTGACGAACGTGCTCACGATACTAATGGCCGGATCGGTCCTGCATCAGCTTGGCCAGGATGGC